GTTGATAATACAATGATATTATTCAGATTGTTTGCTTATGCTTGGATTTTACTCGTAAACCGTCAATTCGGTGCGGCCAACAAGGCTGCGTTTGTTAATGCAAACGTGCCTAATGTTGAAGAACGCAAGTATGATGGTGAGCCTTTTGGCTCTTATGAGGATTTCATGTGTAATGTTGAAGCTGCTCTGAACGGTGATGATAACTCGTTTTCGGTTTCAGATCTTGTCAAGGCCTGGTTTAATCCTGTGTCTATTGATGAGGTTTGGTCGTCAATTGGTATCACCACGAAAACGCCGTGTGTTGAACCTCGACCTGTTAGTGCAATTTCTTTTCTGTCGCACACTTTTAAATGTGTAGATGGAATTTGGTTGCCTGTTCCGGAGACGGACCGGGTTTTGAGTTCTTTGTTGTATGGTAGTTCTGATGATGATGTGCGATGGCATTTGCTTCGAGCAAGTGCCTTGCGCATAGATAGTTGGGCTAATACTGAGTGTCGTCAAATAATTCAATCTTATATTGAATATTTGTGGAATGTGTATGCAGACCAGTTGGTTGGTGAGATCAACGGTGTGACCATTCAAGGGATACATCAGGTTTGGAAAAGTGATAATTGGTGTTGGGGACTCTATGCGGGTCTGGAAGGGTTCACGTGCGAAAACATAAGCCCTTTAAAAAATAAACATAACAATAATTTCTTTTCACAACTTATTAGTCATTTAATTATCTGTGCGTAACGAAAATATCTAATTCTCGTCATAAATCATCATGCCCAAAACTGCTGCTCAAAAAGCACGTCGTAAATTACGGCGAGAACGTCAAGCTCTCGCAAATCGTGGAGGAACCGCCATGCGTGGTCCCCTGCGTCCCAATGGTCAGTTCACAGCTGGCGCAGGCGCCGGAAAGCGCAAGCGTAAGCGGAACCGTAACAAAGGGAAATCCATTGGATCCATACCCTCTGGTTTATCAAACAGGGGATTGGGTAGTGGTCGACTTTCATTAGGTTCGGGTAATGCCGGAGTTACTAATCGTCGTGGTCAAATTATTGAGGAGGATGAGTATATTGCTGAAGTTAGCGGAAGCGTTAATTTTGCGACTACTCAGTATCCCTTTAATATTGGCCAACAAGGTACGTTTCCTTGGGGTTATAAGATAGCGTCATTGTATGAAAAGTACGATGTTCTTATGGCTGAATTCTATTACAAGCGAGAGGTGTCTGAGTTCGCGACAAATGGGCAAACTGGTAAAGTTATGCTTCATTTTGATTACGATGCTTCAGATGCCCCTCCGAC